AGGTTGCTTTGGCTGGAATGTTGGCTGGTTCCGGCATTCTTGATGTGGACTGGGTGCAGATCGCTTCAGTGTCCCTGCTCGCTGGGATTATGTCGTTGCTCACCTCGGTTCTCACATACGATAAGGAAGCCTAATCACGACCTCGGGTCGTAGTGTGCAACTATTCGGTCAACACTGTGAAAGTAAGGACTAATCGTGGAGCGTGACATTGTGGAAGGGTTCGAGGTGCCGGTAGATCCGATGGACCTGCTGCAATGTGATTCATGCCAGTGATACACTGAGCTCAAGGCAATGTGCCTCTCTCAAGGCAAACCCCTCAGACTCCACCTCTGGGGGGTTTCCTTATTCCCCAAGCCAGGCGTAGATGGTGCGCCTTGTGACTCCAGCTTTCTTGGCAAGCTGTTTGATGTTGGTGCCTGCTTCATAGTCTTCTTTGACACGCTCGCGCAGACTGACGGTGACTTTGGAGAGGCGTTCCAGCTGCCATTCGCGTAGGTCAGCGAGCTGTGGCAGGGTCATGTCTTGTAGATCGTAGGTTGATGGATGCATCATGGCCACAACTATACACGCCGGTAAGATTCAGTGTTGCTTTTCTTGTGTGTGGCGCTATACACTCAGAGTGTCCAATAGAAAGGGTGGAAACAATGGGCGTATATAAGCAGATTGATGTGGCCTTCCAAGAGGCCATGATTGCCGCTGTGAACGGGGCTGACAAGGAGCTCGCTGACACTGTGGCCTGGTATCGGGAGCACGCAGCTAAGCTCCCACCGGAGTTGATGCGAGCAATCCTGACTGATGAGGCTTTCTTCCAGAAGGCCATGACTGTTTGGGATAACGACCTGATGACTCCTAAGCCTGCTAGTGAGCATGTTGCTTTGCAAGGGTTGCGCGCAGATCTACGCAAACCTAAATCAAACCGGCTGTGTGTTATCGGCTGGTCGCTTATCCTGCTGGCTTTGGGGGTCGGTGTAACTGTGATTGTGGTGTCACTGTGAAGGCAGGGCTAACACTTATTGGCTTAGGTGTTGGTAGTGCTGCGGTGTTCCAACACTTAGACTCACTCATTTTCGGTGGGTTCCTTGTGCTGGTAGGTGTGTGGATGTTGACGATTAAGGAGGCAGTTCGATGATGGATGTGCGCTGGGATGGGCGTGAAGTTGTGGTGCGCCTTAGAGATGATGTGTGGTCAATGTTGGAGCCTGGCACATTGTGTCTGACTAGGAAGCAGGCACAGGCTCTTTTCCTGCACTTGGGGGAGCTGTCTAGGGTTGCTGACTATGAGCAGGAGCCTGAAGATGGCTAAGCGATCATTAGGTGAGCTGAACAATGATCAGAGGCGCGTGCTCCAGGTGTGGGCTGAAACTATGGCTGTGTGTGAGACAGAGATGGTGAACATGTTGAACAGTGTTGACAATCACAAACCTGTTTCACCTTGGACAGATCTAGACAGCCTGGCAAGGATGGTTCATGACTGTCCGGACTGCTAACGCTCTGATGGAAGAGTGCCAGCCCAAACCCCGTAACGCTCATTGCGCTCACTGGCGTACATGAAACACTGATCCTTGATAGGGCAACCATCACACAGCTTCTTGGCCAGCGTGATGGCGTACTCCCTGGTTCCCTTGTCTGGGAAGTCCTCTGGAAAGAACACTTCAGGACAGTCCATGCAAGGTGTCGTGCCTACGCGATCTATAGCAGCCATCAGGTTTGCATAAGGTCTGTGTGGGTGGTCCTTCATATACTCAGAGTAATGGAAAGGTGGAGATCGTGGACAACAGGAAAGAAACAGTAGAACGGCTTGCGCAGCTTATTTTCGCTGGTTGGATTGATAGTCAGTCTGATAGCGGTTCAACCTGGAGGCAGTCGCTTCCAGCTTTGAGGGCTGCTAAGGAAGAGGCTGGTGAGGAACTGGTAGCTGAAGCTATGGAGGTTGCTCGCGCTCGCTATGAGAAGCTGCGCGGTTGATGCTGGGGCCGGAGCAGTTTATTGCTTCTAAAGCGCTTTTCCCTGCAGACTGGGTTAGGTCTCGCAAGGAAGGTGTGACGGCTACCCAGGTATCTAAGGCTGCTACTCCTGCAGGGTTTGAGCAGGCGGTTCAGAACTGGTTTGAGGACTTCCAGGAGATAGATAATCCTTTCATGAAGTTTGGTAGGGACATGGAGCCGGTCCTGGCCAAGTATGTTCATGAGCGTTTTGGGATTCTCCCTAATGAGTGGCTGATTGCTAACAGGGATATTGTGTGGCATCTTGCCACTCCCGATGGACTTTCCCTGGATCATGAGTTCATTGCGGAGATCAAGACCACAGGGCAGGACTGGAACTGGGAGAACCTGAGCATCCCCATCCAGTACCGGAGACAGGTGCAATGGCAGTTACATGTAACAGGTGCAAGCCGGTGCCTGTTCGCGTACATGCTGCGCATTGATGTGAATGGTGTCTTTGCTCCAGCCTGGTTTGAGCCACAGGTGTTGTGGATTGACCGAGATGAGGACATGATTAAGTCATTGATTGATACAGCTGACCGGTTATGGGAAAGGATCAACTATGGATAAGAAAGACCAGGCGGTTTTGAACATTGCAACAAAGTATGTGCAGGATCTACGCGAGACTCAGCGACCTGAGCTGTGGCGCGACTTTTGGAAGCTTGAAGCAAAGATTTTGGAACAGAAGAGAGGGAAGTAATGAGTGTGAAAGCTGATGTGACAATCCTGATGACAGCGGTTGATGAGGAGCTCTACACGCGCCTGCTGGTTATGGCGAACAGTATGGGTGTGAGTGTGTCTGATGTGGCGATGCTGGCTTTGGCGGCGTTCATGGAGGAGAAGTGATGGCTCGCTTCTCGCTTGAAGACTATGAGACCGTTGAAGAGCGCATAAAACGCTTTTATGGGGACTGGCCTGATGCTCGCATCCTTACGGAGAACGAGACGATCCCTGAGTATCGGCAGGAGAAGATTTGGGTTGTCCGAGCGCTGGTCTTTCTCACTGGTGAGGATGTGGAGAGGAACTGTCCTAAAGCTTCTGGGCTTGCCTATGAGGTGGACAGTGTTTCTGGACCACAGGCTTCCTCAGCGCTGGAGGTCTGTGAGACCAGCGCGATAGGCCGCGCCTTAGCTAATGCAGGCTATTCCGGCAATAAGCGAGCTTCTAGGGAAGAGATGCAGAAAGTGCAGCGCTTCGAGGAGCGCAAAGTCTCAAGGGACTGGCTTGCAGAGGCTGAATCACTGAAGGATGTGGACCAGTTGCGCTTATTATGGGCTGAAGCATCCAAAGCAGGTGCGCCACCGGATATCCTGGAGAAAGTGAAAGCTCATGCTTCAGCACTTGCCACTCCTGGCCTCGGTGAGGGAGCTGACACAAGCGTACCTGGAGGCGCAAAGAGCAAACGATCTAGTCCTAAGTGAACTGTTTAGGATTGAGTTATGCAGAAGGTTGGTGAGTGTGTGTGATGCCATCGCAGATAGCGAAGGATCTACTTGAACTGACTCAGACTAATAAGAGAGGGGTGGAGGCGTTATATGAAGCTGAGATTGATTTGGCTAGAGCTGAATCTGATTTGGACAAAGCAGAGGCTGGCGCGTTTATACAGGCTGCAGGCTCGGTTGCTGAAAGGCAGGCGCTTGCGAAGCTTGCGTGCTCGGAGCTCCGCTTTGAGCGAGATGTAGCTAAGGCTAAAGTGAACAGGGTGCGCATGAAGATGCGATCTATTGAGTCTGAGCTGATGGCGATTGCTACTGCTGCGAAGGTGATGCAGGCGGAGATGAAACTATGAGCTTGATTATTGAGGATGATGGGGAGCTGTCTGAGGAGGAGTTCCTCGCATGGTTGAACAGTCTGGATTCCTCTGAGGACATTGACGAGCAAGGCAAGTCCTGACGGTTTGCAACATTCAAGCCTGCCGAGATGTCTAGTTCGCTTCCGCTGTTATGAGTGAGCGCACATTATTTGCACATTTTGGGGCGCTTCAAGGTCGCTAATCGCCACTTTCTGCAAGCTCGCGCACATCACTTAGGTCGTGGACTTGCGGAGAGTCGAACTCCGGTCCCCACCAGATCGCTTGCGCGGTTTGCTGACAGGTCGAATCCATCCAAGCCCTCCCTAAGTGTAGCCTGGGGCTTATGGCTATCCCTAAGAAGGTTCTGAAGCTACTTCAGCAGCGTGATGATCATTGCTGGCATTGCGGTGTGGAGGATGACCTTGTGCCACACCATGTTAAGAATCGTGGAATGGGTGGATCTAAACTTTTGGACACTGTTGACAATCTTGCGATGATGTGCGCCAGGTGGAACGGTGACATGGAGAGCAATGTGACTGCGGCGCGACAGGCTAGGGCGTGGAATCATAAGCAGGCTGTGTGGGAGAGGGAACACTTGCCACTGTTTGATGTGCAGGGTGGCTGGTGGTATCTTCAGGCTGATGGTTCTAAGACACGCGCGACTTGGAAAGATGCAGCGTTCTAGGGTGTAGGGTAATTAGAGATGGGGCAGGCTCCGCAAGAAACCCACCCCATCAGAAAACCGATGACATGACCATCGGCTAAGTCCAGACTACCAGGGCTAGCCGGTAGATAGGACTAGCAATGAGCGAACACATCAACACCGATTTACGGTTCAGCATCATCCCTGAGTGGGTGCTAGATGCGGACATCTCGGACAGAGCTGTCAGGATGTACGCAATCCTGGCCAGGTACGCAGACAACGAAACGCTGCAGGCCTTCCCATCGAGAGAAACTCTCGGCAAGCGAGCCTTCTGCAGGCTGAAAGCTGTCACACAAGCTATTGACGAGCTTGTCAGTATCGGTGCTGTTATCAAGCAACACCGGAAGCAGGGAGACAGCTATCAAAGCAACCTTTACACGCTCAGGAGGGTAAGGCCAAATTTGACTCTACCTAGGGTCATTCCTGACGGGGGGGTAGGGTCAGATTCGACCCTACCTAGGGTCTCAAATGACTCACTAACTAGAACCACTGAACTAGAACCACTTAACGATATACAGCATTTAGATGAAGAACGACAGCTGAAACTGCAGCAAGAGTTCAACACCTTCTGGGAGATCTACCCAAGGAAGCTTGGCAAGGGTGAAGCTAAAGGCGCTTTTGTGAAAGCGGTTGACAAGTTTGGTGCTGATGTTGTCCTGGAGGGTGCGACAAGGTTTGCAAGTGATCCTAATCTTCCTGCACCACAGTTCATACCGAGGGCCGCTACTTGGTTGAATCAAGAGCGCTGGGATGACGAGCCTTACAGTCCTATGGATCCTGTACAGATTCCTGGTGTGACTAAAGGTTTGAGTCGCTCACCTTATGTGGGTGGTCCTAGGGAGTGGGTTAGGGATTTGCATGACATGGGGGAGCATTTTGAGTGCAAGCCTGGAGAGTTTGGGTGCAACTGATGACCGGTGACTCTGAGCAACCCATAGATAAGCGTTTCACACCGGAGGCGCTCGCTAATGAGGACAGAATGAAGGCAGACTTGGAGCAGGCTTGGCAATGCACCCTGCACCACATGCCTATGTATTACCACGTTGACTTCTATGCTGAGCGCGATCACCGGCTGGTGGCCTGGGTTGAAGTGAAGCAGCGCAACTGTCCTTCTACGCAATACCCCACAGTGTTCATGAACGCTGACAGAAAATACAAGCATCTCCTGGCTCATTCTGAGACTGCACCTGCTTTCTTTGTGGTTCGATGGTCTGACGGTGTGACACGCTTCATTGATGTGCGTGATGTGGATCCGGCTTGGCTTGGTGAGGGCGGCGAGAATGATAGGTGGGGACCTGGTGAGCATGAGGTTGAACCTGTGTTTCTTATTCCGATTGATAAGATGAGGGAGTTATGACGGCATACTGCGACAATCTTTGGGCTGATTGCCTTGGCATAGATCTAAACGAGCTTGCTAGGGAGCACCCTAACCATCCTGACCAGCTCAGACTGAAACGGATTATCACTAGAGAGTCAGAAAGCTACTGGGCGAGAGAGAGATTCCTGGCACGCTTAGAGGGCAGCGCAAAGACTGTCATGCCACACACCATCACTGAGACTGAGAAGATTCGGAAGAAACGCGCTAAAGTGGGGCGCTATGAGTTCACAGAGAAACAGTTACAGATCGCTAGGGCTGTTCTAGATGCCCACAATCCGCTGTGAGCGCTGCGGTTTTGAATGGGAGCTCAGTGGCAGTAGACAGAAAACGATTCTCTGCGGTTCTTGCAGGGCTAAGAAGGTGCAGACAGTTCACACCAGGAAAGGGAAGTGCCTACCCTGGCATGGAAACTTTCTTGCTGATGACATCACACCCTGTGATGATGAGGGGAAGCCTGTGATGCCTGGTGTCAGGCGTTGCGGTCACAATGATTGTACGAATCCAAGCCATATAGAAAGGGAAAGCAATGATCAAGAATGAGGCTCAGGTTGAGTTGACTGGCTGGTTGAATGATGTGAAAGCGTTTGACTGGGGGACCGCGTTGAAGGTCTCCATTGATGTAAGAAAAAAGTCACATCAGGGTGAGTGGGAGACGGTAGACAAGACTGTCTATGACATCACAACTGATGGCCGGACTGCTTTGGAGGGTGTGAAGCAGGTGACGGTGAAAGGCCGCATTACTGGGACCAGCACTTTCCAGAAGCGTGACGGATCTGCAGGCGCTGCCATCAAGGTTAGGGCTGACAGTGTGACGGTTGCTTCAGACAAGATTTTGGAGGCAGCGATCATGGAGACTTGGCCCACAGCAAAGATTGGTCCTGCTGTTGATGAGAGTGCTCCTTTCTGATGGGGACAGAGTTGACTGAGACTGAGATTAGCGATCTAGAGAACTCGGCTTATCGGGCTGGTATTGCTTTGGGTGAGATCATTGAGCGCAAGAGGATAATTGCCATGCTTCTTGAAGATTGGTGCGATGATAATTCTCCGATGATTGCCGCCATCAAAGGAGATCAACTCTAATGCGTTGGTTTCTAGGCATTATCTTGAGCCTCTTTGCTACCCTGTATTTTCTGCTCGCTCAGACAACTGACGGATTCCTTGCAGGCTTTGGTTATACAGCTGCTGCTCTGATGTTGATGCTGGCAATGATGAACATGCTGACACGCAAGTAGACTGGTTAGGTGAGCCTAACTTTTGAAGTTTTTGGGAGACCAGCACCACAGGGCTCTAAGCGCTTCATAGGGCAGTCACCTAAGCAGGGTGGCCGGTTCATTGAGGCTTCTAAGTATCTGCCAGCGTGGAGGAAAGCAGTCACCACTGCAGCTTCAGAGGCTATCCCTGATGACATTCTTGAACCGTTGCAGGGGCCAGTTGAGCTTGAGGTTGTGTTCTTTCTGGAAAGACCAGCAACTATTAGTGTGAACCAGAGGCCTTGGCCAATCAAGCCACCTGATGTTGACAAGCTTTTGAGAGCTGTTTTGGATTCCTGCACTGATGCATCTATCTGGATGGATGACGGCCAGGTGGTGAAGGTGACAGCGTGGAAGTGTTACGCGGACACGCGAGAGCCTGGAGCGACCATCACAATAAGACCACTATTTGAGTCTTTCGGGTTAGACTTGCCCTAGTCTCAAGGAAAGGTGGAATGTTTCATGCTTGAGGATTTAGTAGCACCCAGCAAGATACGACCTTGCATGATCAGCACTGTCCTGTCCGGTTTAGATGAGTCAGATCAGAAGATTCTGAAGGCAGCGCTCGCAGATTATGATTCTTGGAGTCATAGGGCTTTGGGTAAGGCTTTGGGGCAGAAGGGTTTGCCTCTTGGCGAGAAGATTATCAGGGACCGCAGGGCGAGACCTTGCTCCGAGTGTGTCTGTAGGGTGGACTGATGCTTGAGGAATTGGAGCCAGCACGCAAAGTCCAAGCGCCAAAGGACTTTAG